GGCCTGGTGATGCCGATGTATTCTGGTCAGCCATGCTGCAAACCTTCTGCAGAGTCGAGGATGGCTACCTGACCGCCCACCAATGGGACGAGGTGAACGCCAGCCTCATCGCTGCCTGGTCCAATGGAGGCAAAGGAGGACGCCCAAAGAAACCCACGGGTAACCCACGGGTCAATTATTCAGAACCCACGGGTAACCCAACCATAACCATAACCAATAACCATAACCAAGAACCTATTAAAAAAGAAAGTAATAAAGAAAAAGTGGCGGCTTTTACAAAGCCTACTTGGAACGAGGTTGGTAACTTTATTTTTAAACATCTATTAGAAAAAGATATTAACCCCGACAAACTAAAAGTGCAAGCTGAAGCCAATAGCTTTGTTGACTACTACGAAAGTAAAGGTTGGTTGGTTGGTAAAAGCCCGATGCGTAACTGGCAAGCCGCAGCCCGTAGATGGGTTATTGACAAAGACGTAAAGGCAGAGGTTATTCAACAACGTAAATTCTTAGGCGAAGACTAATGAAAAGAAAAGATACTAAATACATAGACCTTGCGGAGTTTGATAATAACTTACCCCCGGCTGATGTTGAACTGGAGAAAGTTGTTTTGGGTACGTTACTTATTGAAACAGGCACGATGCAAAAGGCAGAACAGTTTTTAGATGCCGATTGCTTTTACCATCCACCGCACGCTGAAATATACAAAGCTATTGTTGCACTATACAACATCCAACAACCCTACGATATTTTAACCGTAACCAATAAGCTAAGAGCCGACAAGCAGTTATCTTTTATTGGTGGGGTGGTTTACATAGCAACCCTAACAAACAGGGTAGGTGGCACGGGAAACCTTTTAGCGCATTGTGCTATACTTAAACAAAAAGCCCTGCAACGTAAACTTATATCCACCGGGTACGATATGGTTAAGGTTGGCTACGATGACAACAAAGATTGCTTTGATGCTATTGATGAAGCGGAGGCGAGTGTTAAGTCAATATCCGTATCGCTAATTACAAGCCAAAACAATCTAAAGACGTTCCGTGATTTAATGCAGATGGAGGCAGATGCTTACGATGCAATGGCAAGCGGTAAGACCAGGGGGGTAAATGTTAACATCTATAATTTAGACGTATACACCAACGGTTGGCAGAACGGAAACCTTATTGTGATAGCAGCCCGACCTGCAATGGCTAAGTCAGTATTAGCATTAAACAACGCCAAAGAGGCGGCAAAGAATAAAGTGCCTGTTGCTTTCTTTAGTTTAGAGATGAGTAGCGTAGAACTGATGCAGAGGTTAGCAAGTGATGAGGCTGATGTAGATTTTGACTTGGTAAGGAGGGGAAAAACCAACGATGCCGATAGAGCAAAGATTAACGCAGCACTTGGTAAAATTGAAAATTTACCCCTTTACATTGATGATACCGCACAAACTACCGTGTTAGGTATATGGAACAAGGCTACAAAGATTAAAAGCGAATACGGGCTTGGAATGATAGTTGTTGATTATATCCAGTTAATATCAGCACCCGAAATGGGTAACTATGCCGATGCCAATTCAAGGGTAAGCCATATAACCCGAAACCTAAAGTTAATGGCTAAGGAGTTAAACGTTCCTGTAATAGCCCTAAGTCAGTTAAGTAGGGAGGTTGAAAAACGTGGAGGGCAAAAACGCCCGATACTATCCGACCTAAGAGATAGCGGTAGCATAGAACAGGATGCCGATGTAGTAGTGTTCCCGTGGCGACCTGCATACTACGATATAACGCACGATGCTAATGGCAACCTTTACCCTGATGGTTATGCTGAATTGATATTTGCCAAGCATAGGAACGGTAGCCTGGGGGATGTGAGGTTAACCTTTACCGGCAACCGCCAACGCTTTACATCATTCCAAGAAACGCACCCGCAAATTAAAGAGCAACCGCTAAAACCCAATGTTGATTTTACAGAACCAACCAAACAACGTAACGCACCATTCTAATGGACTTATCAAAAGAAATACAATCATTTATTCAAGGGATTGTAAATAGCAGAAAGAAGCTATTAGCCGCCAAGATAGGCAACAACTCATCGCCTGTAATAAAAAAGCACGAGGCACTAACAAGGGCATTTGATTATGCCAAGTCAATTAAGACCAATGAGGTTGGTTGGTGCAAGTTTTTGCAACGGTGGGAAAAAGATATTAGGCACATCCTTATAGCCAACCGCTCACTCGCAGCAATGGAAATGAAGCTGATGTTGATAATAATTAAAATACAAAAATTAACCCCCTAACCACCAAGCGATTAAGCCAAAAGCGAAAATAATGTTTTGGGGTGTAATAATTTTAAATAATTTTGGGAAATAAATAATAAAGCTATGAGCAAAGAAAACGTAAAGATTGACAGTAACTTGTTAACCCAAATAAAGGAACGCAAGAAAGCAACCGGCATAACCATAACCGCCTTTGTAGAGCAAGCCATACAGGACAAACTTAAAACCAAGTAACAACACTAACAAAGTTTAACAATGCAACCGCACACTAAAATTTACTTTGACTATTTTGGCTACGATGTTAATAGCTGGATAGAATGCGAGTGCAAATGTGGTCGGCAAGGCGTAGACATAAACCATATCAAACCAAAAGGAATGGGCGGCAGTAAGGTAATGGACTTTATTGAAAACCTTATGGCTATGTGCCGGGTGTGCCACGATAAGTACGGAGATAACCAGGGGGATTTTGAATACCTTGTTTTAAAACACGCTGCCACTATGCAGTTAGATTTTGAAACGGTAAAAGAAAGAATACTAACAGTACACTTTAATCGTAAATAACTATATTTGTGTCAATGAACCGCCAAACGTTATTAGAACACATTGCCAAAGACAAAGACGTTAAAGCAACGTGCGCTAATATAAGTCGTGGAGTTGATAGTAAGGAGTTCTACCAACATATCATTTATAAGATTTGCGAGATACCAGAAGATAGGCTTTTAGAGATTTACAATAATAATTATTTGCGTTGGTATATTGTGCGCACAATAATGATTGAGTGGAAACTAAGACACAGGAATAAAAAGCAGTTTGAAACTATTGACAATATTGAAGTAATAAACGAAACGTACAACTACGAGTTAGATATAGAAGTTAGCAAGGTAGAGGAGAATATTAACAACCTACCAAGTTTTGAAAAGAGAATGTTACTGGAGTACATTAAGTCGGGCAGTTACCGCAAACTATCCGATGAGAGTGGAATACCATACCGAACCATCGGTAACCACGTTAAAAGAATTAAGGACAAGCTGAAATGAAAATCTTAGGAGTAGAGCAGAATAAATCAGGTAGCAACTATTATAGGTTGGAGATGCCATTTCAGCATTTAACCCAAACTACCGACATAGAGTATGCCCGGTGCAACACTATCAACGGGATGCCTAATGAGGTTTTGCAACAGTTTGATGCGGTAATCTTCTCAAGGGAGTTTGAACACTACAACGATGTTAAAAACATAAAGCTAATAGCCGACCAACTAAGAACATTAGGAGTAAAGATAATAGTTGACATTGATGACTACTGGAACTTATCAGCGTTCCACGTTCTCAAAGAACAGTACCGAATATTTAAAGCACCCGAAAAGATAATTGAAAGCATCAAGTATGCCGACCTTGTTACGACTACCAATGTTCAGTTAGCCGAAAAGATAAGCAAGTTAAATCATAATGTTGAGGTTTTGCCAAATGCTATCTATCCCGAAATATACCCACAGTTCCAAACAAACTATGTACCTGGGGATAAGTACCGAATTGGCTATATGGGTGGCGTATGCCATTGGGAAGATGTTGTACTTATGCAAGATGGGTTTAAACAACTACACGCTGACAAGGACTTACAAGGTAGGTTTACCGTTAAGCTATTTGGGTATAACGATGAAAGCCCAGAGTATGGTAGATTTGAGCAAGTGTTTACGGATAGGGGTAGGGGCAAAGATTATGAGAGGGTTTACGCTACCGATGTATACAACTATGCTTTAGGGTATAACCATTTAGAAGCCTGTATTGTTCCGCTAAACGATAACACCTTTAACAACTGCAAGAGTGAGTTAAAAATGATTGAGGCGGGTTTTATGAACAAGGCGTGTATAGTATCTGATATTAAACCATATACCGATGTAATTAAAAATGGTGTAAATTGCATTGCGATTGATAAACACCGCAACCACAAAGACTGGTATAAGGCAATACGCAAGCTGATTAATGAGCCTGACTTTGGTACTTATTTAGCTGACAACCTAAGCAAAGAAGTAAAAGAAAGGTATCACATTTTAAAAGTTAATGAGAAACGTTATAAACTGCTAAAATCATTATGAACCCAAAAGTATTAGTATGCGTACTGCATTGCGATAGGAAGTATCATAACCGAATGATACCCTTAGAAAGTATTACCCTGTTAGATTACCCTAACTATGAGGTTTACTATAACATAGAAACCAAAGACAAAGACAATTGGAAAGACCTGATAACTGCAAGCTATCCACGTTTACCAAAGTTGTACTATGACTTTTGGAACTATGAAAGTAACTGGTGGAAAAAACCAGAGTTTGACCAAGACCAAGCAAGGTTAGTACCTATTGTAAGGGGGCGTAACGATGCGATAGAATGTGCTTTAGATGTTGGTGCAGAGTATATCCTATTTGTGGATAGCGATATGGTTATACCTCAAAACACTATTAAAAAGTTAATGAGCCACAATAAGCCAATGGTAGGTGGGTTTGTTAAAGGTAGGAACGACCACAAAGAAGCAAGCTACATATTTGGAAATGAAAGAGGAACGGTTGACTTAGCTAACGACTTAGTAGAGTGCGACCACGGAAACATAGGTTTTGTACTAATAAAAAAAGAAGTGTTTGAGGTGCTAAAGTTTCGCCGGGGACGTTCACAAAAAAAAGGACATCTACAATCCGATGACCCAAACTACTGCGAAGATGCTGAAATACTTGGTTACGGTAGGCACGTTGTAGACAAGTCAGTAAAAGTAGAACATATAGATGAAACAGTTTTACCATTTAACAACGGAGCGCAATACTAATGCAGTTTAATTCACAATGCAAAGAAGATGAATGGTTATACCATGAGGGTATATTGCCTGACAATGGATTTTATTTAGACTTAGGAAGTGCCGATGGCACGATAAACTCTAACACCAAAGTTTTAGACAGTATGGGTTGGAGTGGTATTTGTGTAGAACCTAACCCTGTTTACTTGGATAGTTACAAAGACCGAACTTGCAAGCTAATACAAAAGGCAGTAAACAAAATTGATGGTTCGGTTTACTTTGACTACAATGGAGAAGCTGGTAAGATAACTACCAAAGACCAAGAAAAGGTTAAGGTAGTATCTGGTATATCATTGGCAACACTTGTAAAAGAAAACAACGTTACTCAAATAGACTTGTTAAGCATTGACTTAGAGGGGAGTGAGTACGATGTATTAAAGCCATACTTTAAAACCGACCTGCCAAAGCCTAAGATTATTATTGCAGAATACTGTACCTTTGGTAAACAAGACCACCGATTAGTAACAATGCTAATTAAAAAAGGATACTGGCTACAACTAACAACAGCGTTTAACTATGTACTTACTATTTAACATAATCGGTTTTGCTTGCTTAGGCATAGTTGTTTCAATGCAGATGGCTCACGCTAACCAATGGCTACACGATAACCTACCCTTTGGGTATATAATACCATACCCGCTAAAGTGTAACAAGTGCCTAACCTTTTGGACTTGCCTTGCATACCAACTAACAACCGTTAATCCAATAGAAGCATTACTAACCGCAGCAACCGCAGCAACATTATCAATCATAATTTACAACCGGCTATGAGCAAAGAAATAAAAGTAACAGGGTGCAAAGACTGTCCGTTGTTTGATGATGGTAGCGACTATGAATATGTTGCTATTTGTAAAATAACAGGAACAGAGCCTAAAGGTATTGACTATGCAAAAAGTGTTTATGAACCTATAACACCAGACAACTGCCCACTTAAAACAGATAGAATAATTATAACATTAGGAGATAGTTATCTTAAAACAAAATACCCTGGCAAATGGGCATAAATAAACTGCTATGACACAAGAACAATTTAATCATCTCGCAACCTTTAAACCAATATGGGAGTTTTACTTTGCAAACTTTTATGTAACATCACACCACGACCTTAACGGTTTAGCGGCACACTTAAAAGAAGCAATAGGCTATTCAACCGATATGAAT